GTCTCAGGGTTACCAGCTCCGACGCTGGGATCAGGGGACACAGTGGTTTACACGTTTGGTGTTCCGACAGATCCGGGTGCTGGGTTTGGGATGTTGAATCCCTTAACTGGACAGATCTGGATAAATGGTGCAGCAACCGATGCGATAAACTATTCGTATACGGATTGGAGTGCGATTGAAGATGTGATCGAGGAGGAGGAGATTGATATCATCTGTTTGGCTGAGGCTGAGGGTGATGCACAGTGGTATGGTGAGGTTGATAGCGTCTTAGATCTGTGTGACACGCACAAATGGATTCTGCCTATCAGGTCAGATCCTACGGCGGCAGCTGCCGACATAGTGACGGACTTCGGGAACTATTCCAGTAGGAATATGGTTGCAGTGGCTAGCAAGGCTCTCGGTGCTAACGAGGACCTGAATGCAGCTGTGGCCGGAATGATTGCCATGGTAGAACCGTGGAATAAAATCATGTGGAAGAGACTACAGGATATTACTCCCACGGGATACTTTACCAGGGACGAAGTCGAGAGCACTCTGGAGGTTGGCAACGTTAATGTGGTGATCGATAAGCAGGCAGCTAACAGGATGAGCGACGGTCTGACAACTGCTGGAGGCGACTACAAATATGTCGACACCACTAGGACACAATACTGGTTAGAAGAGAATATCATAAATGATCTGAGTCTTCTGATTCAGAACAACCAGTTGCCGTATACCCAGACTGGGATAACCGAGGTTCAATCTACCATAGAGAGGACCTGTGAGAGTGCCGTGGCGGTAGGAGCTATCAGAGCTCCGTGGGTCGATGGAAACGGTGTAGGACAGGTTGGATATGTTGTCCAGGTGCCATCGTTCAATGATATCCCTGATGCGGATAGGGTCAATCGGATCTTGCAGAATGTGTATGTGACGGTCTACTTCGCAGGACATATCCAGTCGATAACCCTGAATCTTGCAATCCAGCTGTGAGGTGAAGTGAATGCCAAACATATATCAGAACGAACTGCAGGAACCTGAGATCTACGATGTCCGGAAAGTGGAACTGTGGATTAATGGTCAACAGATCACAGGAATTGGGGAGGACGGCTTTGGGATAACACCATCACAGGAGACTACCCTGATCAAGGGCCTAAAAGGTGAGGGTGGTTTCAGTATGGATCCCACTAGTGCGGCAGAGGCAACTGTTTCACTTCTGTCCACCAGTCCGTCGAATGAGTATCTGAGAAAAATTCTCGCGCAGCAGAGCCCACCGGGTAATGCAGATGCACCCGTGCCTTTTCTCTTTGAGGCAAAGGTAAAGGCCGGATATGAGGCTGCTTTTGGATATTCATTCAAGAAGATCCAGTACTGTATGATCGTCGGACCCCCTGAACTGGTGACAGAGAAGGAAGCACCCCAATACGAGTGGAAATTCGTGGGGTACGGGTACGATGAGGGGCCTGTAGGGGCGTTAGAGTGGACAAGAAATGCATAGTGCCAGAATAGCGAACAAAATGAGGTGATCGATAGTGTCTGAGAAAGACTCTCAGCCGCGAAAACCCAAGGTACGGGTGGAGAGGGCTGGACAGATGCCCTCTTCATCTGAGCCTAAACCAGAGCAGAGCATCGAACATCTATTGGTCGACGATGTCGAACAAAATGTAGATGTACAGGGTGTAAGGTTCACCATCCGGGAGATTGACGGGAAAACCCTGATGAAAATACTGGATGTGTGTACAAAAGGTGATCCGACGAATCCAAGATCTTGGAAGTTGGATCGTGCCGAATACTTTGCACGTCTGATTGATGCCTGTGTGGTTAAGCCTAAACTTCCGATGGATCGGATCAAGCCTGGTGTGTTTACTGAGCTTGGTACGAAACTTGAGGAAGCATTAGGCATGGGTGAGGTGGCTCAAAAAAAGTTAGAAGAGATGTCAAAGTCGAAATAGAGCTTTGGTTAATAGCCAAGGAATTTGGCTTTGACATCGAGACTGTGGAAAACTGGCCCGTAAGGAAAATCAAAAGGTACACTGCTTTTCTATCATGGTGGTATGATGTACAGAAATCTAAGATTTCCAGTCTACCGAAAATGTCTGGAATGTCAAACATACCATCAATGCCGAGCGGTGTATCCGGAAAACTACACCGATATCATTTTAAATGATAACGGAATCTGAGGTGCGTATATGCCGCCGTTGTTAACAGCTGGAGGGGGCGGGGCGATGGTCGTCCGTCGAACTACTTCTGTAGTTGCGGTTCAGGGCGCAGCACAAGCAGCCCAGGCTTATAGTGTGGTTTGGGATGCTGCTAATGATTCGGCCGAAGCGATGCAGCATATGCGCACCCAACTTTTGTATTTGTCATTTGGATTACTTGCCGCGGGCGGCATGATAGCACAATTTGGAAGAAAGTTTACCGATGTTAAGAATACGATGATGGATACGTATTCTAAGATCGAATATACGGCAACACAGGTTAGTACCGTATTGGTTGGTACGGGAGATGTTGCCGATGATGTAAAGGGAAAGATGCTGGATCTTGGGCGCAAAACAGAATACACTGCAACACAAGTTGGACAAGCTATGATCCAGTTAGCTATGGCCGGTTATAATACACAGGAGGCCATGGATGCAGTAGAAGGGACATTGGCGCTCGCAACCATCGGTATGATGGATATAACGCAGGCAGCAAATATTGCTGTGGGAACGTTGAATAGCTTTGGATTGGTTGCGCGCTATGGTGGGGATGCCGCGGCTGCGATGACGGCATCAATTTCGATGCTCTCATATGCCGCAACCAATTCGGCATCAACTGTTGAACAGATGGGTGAGGCAATCAAGTATGCTGGAGCCATTGCTCAGGAACTCAATATTACAATGTCCGAGACCATTGGGTTCTTAATGATTGCAGCGGACCATATGCAAAGAGCAGGGATCTCTGGTAGAGCGTTAAGGATGTCATTACTTAAACTTTCACAAGCCATCGGGCTTCAGACCACTGGAGTTAGAATGACGAGAGAGGTCCTTCAGAAGTATAATATTGAGTTGACCGATACTGAGGGCAACATGAAAGGATTAGCCGATATTGTTGATGAGCTAAATCATAAGTTAGATGGTTTATCTGATGCACAAACGGTAGCAGTCTTAACACAAATGATGGGGGCAAGAGCTTCGACCTCTTGGGCTGCCGCATTAACATCTGGGAGAGTTGCTGTTTTAAAGGATATTGAAGCACAGCAAGAAGCAATTGCCGCAGGTGAAGAGTTTACTAGAACATATTATGAGGCTGGAGATATTATACGTGAGCGCGAAATTGCGTTAGAGGCCTCGGCAGCGAAAGAAGTTTTATATCGCGCAGGTGTAAAGGATACAACGGCAGCTTTACTCGAATGGAGAAAGGTGATCGATGAAGGCGAAGTAGCTATGGCCGCATTTGCCGATACGATGGGCCTAAGTGCAGAGGAGCAAGGACAAATATTAAATCTTATGATGATGAATCAAGATAACACGGCTCTCTGGACAAAGGCAGTTAAATCAGCCAGTGAGGTTACAAAACTTTGGCAGGATAGGTTACAAACTCTTGAAGGATCAATTATGATCTTGAAGAGTAGTATCGAGACTCTTTATGCTTCACTTGCTGAGGAACTTGCACCCATGATGTTTAAGTTTAATACAATGATGACTAATCTCGCTAATGCTTTATCACAAATGCCCAAACCACTAAAGATTATAGTCGGTATGACGATAATCTTAGGGTCAGTGTTCTTTACCGCATTTAGTAAGTTACTTATGTTTCTGGGTTCAGTGGTCATGCTTGCTGCGGCACTTTTTTATTTACAGCAAAGGGAAACTGGTATTGCGGCCACAACAGCTGTGATGACATGGGCAGACATTAAGGCAGCTCATGCTAAAGGTGAACATGCCGCGATGAGTGGTATGTTGTCTAAGTCGTTAGCACTTGTGCGTAACCAAATACGAATGACAACTTATGCGATGTGGGCTTATATAAAAGCACACAAAGTTGCAATTGCTTCTGCCGGTATAATGTTTTTGCTCTTATATAAAAT